AGTACTTACAACTCCCTGCGGACAAATTGTTCGTTCATTAGTTAATGATGGTGTTAAGGTGGGTATGAGCTCTCGCGCACTTGGTACGTTAGAGGAGAGTAGCGATTATAATACAGTTCGTAATATGAAGCTAGTTGCTATAGATTGCGTTGCTGATCCGTCATACCCGAAAGCTTTTGTTAATGGTATCTTAGAATCTAAGCAGTGTACTTGCTGAAGATGGTAAGTATGAAGAAATTTATGATAAATTTGAAAAGAGTATTGCTAAGCTTCCAAAGAGAGAAGTTGAGAAATATCTTCTTGAGCGCATTATGACCTTTATTAATAAGATTTGATTAACATTTTAACCTGAATAAATAACAATATGTCTAAAGAAACTAAAGAAACATCTACGAAAGACAAAATAATTAAGTTTATTGATGCTATTTCTGGCGAAAACTACGCAGTCGCTAATAAATATTTACAGTCAGCTGTTCAAGACAAGATCGAATCACGAATTCGTCAAGCAGCAGAAAAACCACTCTTTTAATTATGAATAAAGAATTACTACCAACAGAACTACAAGAGGTCCTTACTGAAGAATCAGTAGAGACAATCGAGACTGCACTTAAGGAGAAAGTTGAGCTTTCTGTTGAAGCTGCACTGGCGGGCCAAGATGAACTTTATGCAGAAAAACTTGAAGCTCTTATCAATCAAATTGATAAAGATCATACAGTTAAGATGCAACAGATTGTCGAAGCTGTAGATAAGAACAATGCCTCAAAGCTAGGCAACGTTATTAAAAAATATGAAACAGAACTTAATGAAAGTGCTTCTACATTTAAAGAGTCGCTTGTTGAGTCTATTTCCAATTATATTGAAGAATACATTGACGAAGCAGTTCCAATGACTTCAATTGAAGAAGCAACTCGTAATAACACGGCTCTGACCGTCCTTAACAATCTTCGATCAACTCTTGCAGTTGACTCTTCGCTTATGGCTGAGTCAGTTAAATCCGCAATCGTTGACGGTAAGAATGAAATGGACGAGCTTAAAGCTGAAATTGCTGAACTTAAGAAAACTAACGAAACCCTTAATGAGAATTATAATCAGGCTAAGTCTGCTGCATTCCTTGAGAATCGTTGTGCTAAGTTTAGTGGTAAGAAGTCTGCTTATCTTAAGAAAGTTTTATCAGATAAGTCTCCAAGATTTATCGAAGAGAATTTCGAATACACTGCACGTCTCTTTGACCGTAAGGAAAAAGAGCAACTTGAAGTTATTCGTGAGGAAGCAATCAGCAATCGCACTGTGAAGGCTGATGCTCCAAAAACAGTTGTTGAGGAGAAAGCTAAACCATCAGTACCAGCAAACCCTTATCTTGAAGGGTTGGACTTGATGAAGTAATTTAGTTTGATTCATAAACATTGAGGCATTCGGTGCCTGAGTCACTTGGGGTTACCCATTATAAACAAAAATATATTAAATTAAAATTATGAATAAACCACAATCATTTATTGATAAAGATCGCGCTAATGCCCTCTTGGAAAAGTGGGCCCCAGTGCTTGATTATACATCCGATTCCGTTAAGGCAATCGACGATGCTCACACCCGTTTAAACACGGCTGTTCTCTTGGAGAACCAAGAGAAATGGTGCTTGGAAGAGTCTAACTCCGCTGGTGGCGGTGCCCTTGGTGGTGCTGCACAAGGTGGCGTTCAGTTCAACCCAGCTTCGCAAATTGGATCCGGTGATACTTACGCACCGAACGATGCACGCCTTCCTAAGGTGCTCATCCCGATGATCCGTCGTACATTCCCTGAGCTCATTACTAACGATATCGTTGGTGTTCAGCCCATGAGTGGTCCAGTTGGTCTTGCATTTGCTCTTCGCTATGCTTACCAGTCTGATTCACTTGGTACTGGTGTCGATGGTAAGTCAACTCCATCTTCAGGAGATGGTGTCCCATATAATGGTTCAGCTAGCCTTCCTGACGCAGAACTTGGTTATCAGCTTCTTGATACTCGTTTCACTGGTGCATCCGGTGACAACCAGCTTTCAGGTGCTACTGGTTACTGGGATTTCAACGGTAACGACCAAGGTGTTGCACAGATTCTCTCTGCTTTTGAGATTACTGGTAACATCCCGCAGGTTGAAGTTAAGTTCGAAAAGACAGCAGTTGAGGCCGGTACACGCCGCCTTGGTGCTCGTTGGTCCGTTGAGCTTGAGCAAGACCTTAAGAACATGAACGGTATCGATATTGACGCTGAGATCACTAATGCAATGAGCTACGAGATCCAAGCTGAAATCGATCGTGAGATGCTCATGCGCATGATCCAAGCTGCACTTGGTGCTGGCTATGGTCCAGGTTTCTCGGTCTGGTCACCTGCTTCTGCAGATGGTCGCTGGCTCGTTGAGCGTAACCGTGACTTCTATCAGCGTTTGATCGTTGAAGCTAACCGCATTGCTGTACGTAACCGTCGTGGTGCTGCTAACTTCATCGTTGCTACTCCTCGTGTATGTGCTATCCTTGAGATGCTTCCTGAGTTCCAGTGGGTCCCAGTTGCTGGTGACGTCAATACTCAGCCAGTAGGTATCGGCAAGGTCGGTTCTATCGGTGGTCGCTTCAATGTTTACCGTGATACCCGTACAGAAGCTACCTACAATGGTAACTTCGGCCAGACAGTTGGTGGCGGTGGTCAAAACGGTATTGAGTACGCACTCCTTGGATATAAGGGACCTGAGTTCTATGACACAGGTATTATTTACTGCCCATACATCCCAGTTATGGTACAGCGTACAATCGGACCTAACGATTTCGCACCACGCGTAGGCTTGCTTACACGTTACGGAGTTGTTGATAACATCTTTGGTAGTAACCTTTACTATCACGTTATTATCGTACAGGGTCTTGGCCAGGAGTTCACTCCAGGATCAAGTTCTGTTTACTTTTAAGAGTAACGATTAGTATA